CTAGGAGCTTGTGTAGTAGAAGTTGGTGTACTAGGAGCTTGTGTAGTAGAAGTTGGTGCATTAGAAGTTGATGTAGTATAAACTTGTGTAGTAGAAAAAAATGTTGGTTTTTTTATTTTATTTAATTCAAATTTTAAATTATCACAATCAACATTATATGGTACTGGATATAATAAATTTTTGTTTGTATTTAATTTACATTTTTTAGTATGATTATTATTGTAATTATTATATAATGTAAATGATTCTATTAAATTACAATTTAATACTAATATTATTATTAGTAATATAACTATTATAGATAAATTATATAAATTTTTCATTATATATAATTCTATATATATTATATAAAATACAATTAAATAAATCTTTTTATATTTTTAATTTTATTTAACTATTAAAATTTAAATAAAATTAAAGAAATTATTTATCTTGATTTCCAACCATTGTAAAATTTTTTTTCTTTTTTTAATTTTCATAAAACTTCTTTACTTTTGGATTTGCCATTATTTTAGTATAATCAAAACTTGTCAAAAATAAACCTTCTAACGATTTTACACGCGAAAGTGCTACATAAGTTTGACCATATTCAAATATATTTTTTCCAATATCCATTATTGCACAATCTAATGTTACTCCTTGTGCTTTATGAATTGTTATTGCCCAAGCATAAATTAATGGAATTTGAGATACACAAATATTTTTATTAGTTTCAGAATTCCAATTATAATAACCTATTAACATAGGATCACTAATATTATTAAATTTTACTAATGGCAAACCATTTTCAAAACCTACTATAATTCCTTGACTTCCATTTGCTATTTGATTTACACTATCTAAATCTATATTTGCAATACACATTACATAAGTTCCTATTTTTAATTCTAATGTTTGTTCAGCCATAATATTATTTGCCAAAAATTCATAATCATGCTTTAAAGAACTATTTGATGCTATTAATAAATCATTTAAACTATCTTCTAATGCTTCTGTTTTTTTTTTAGAACTATTTTTCAAATATTTTATATTATAAACATGTTTTTCAGCATCTTTTGGTAACTCACTATAAGATTTTGCATTAATAAAATCCGAATCTCTTTTAAATGGATTAATAATTGTTAATACCTTATTTTTTCTTATTTCTTCTAATTCTTCTTTTTTAAAAATTCGCGATTCTAATAAAGCTTTTGTTGAATGTGTAATTCTACCTTGTCTTACATATTTTAAAATCTTCAAAAAATCCTCCTCTTCTTGCCTAAAAATACTTGTTAAAACTATTTGATTTTCTTTTGCAAAAAGTTGATTCCATAATTCATGCTCAAAACAAAACATAGATGCTTCTTTTTCCTCATCATTGGATTTAACTGGAGGTAATTGATAAAAATCTCCTGAAAATATTACTTGTAGTCCACCAAAAGGTATATCTAGTTTCCTATATACTTTTCTTGCAATAGCATCTAAAATAAGTAATAGTTTTAATGACATCATACTAACTTCATCAATAATTAAACATTTTAAATTATACCAATTTTTTAATTTATATCTTTTTTTAGTAAAAAGCTCTTCCAAAATAGCTTCAATAGATTTATTTGCTAATCCAAAACCTGCAAAACGATGTAAAGTCGTTGCTTTACAATTTAATAAAATACTTGCACATCCAGTTAAAGCACACACTTGAATTTTATTAGTATTTTCTAATGCATCTTGTACAATAGTTTTTATTAAAAATGATTTACCTGAACCACCTGGACCAGTTAAAAATACATTTTCACCATTTTTATATTTTTCAAAGACCAAGCTCTGTAAAGCATTTAAAGTGGTCATAATATTATTATTTATTTTGGCTTTAATAAATAATAATAATATTAAAATAATTCAATTTTATAATAAAATAATAAAAATAATAAAGAAGTCAATAATTCATAATTATAATAAATAATATCTTTAGTTTTAAAATAATTCATTATACTAAAACCATATTCTCTATCATAATAAAAATAAAATAAAAAAAATATTATATCAATATTTTGATTTGAATTTTTTATAAAAGGACAAACTACACTTAAAACTTCACTTAATGTTACAGCCAATAATGGGTTATTTGGTAATAATGTACATGCACTTAATGCTCGTGTTGTTCTTATTACAGGAATAATATACATTTTAATAATTATAGTAATATTATTTAATATTATTTATATATTTATTATAAACATGTCTTATGTATATTTTATAGAATCTACTCAAGGATCTACATATATTGGTGCAACAGTAAATTTAGAACGACGCATAAGACAACATAATAAAGAAATTAAAGGTGGCGCAACAGCAACATCCAATAAAGTTTTAAATGGAGAAGTTTGGTCTTATGTGTGCTATGTTGAAAATTTTCCAACATACAATGAAGCACTAAAATTTGAATGGCGATGGAAACAAATATCAAGAATATTACAAAAAAAGAATCCAAAACAAAAACCTAGAGAAAAAAGACTAGAAGCCTTGAAAATGTTATTAGAACTAGATAAACCAACATCTAAAGCAATGTTATATAGTGATTATGAAACTCAACCTAATGTGGTTTATAATAATTAAAAATAAATTAAAAAATAAATCATAAAATAAAATAAAATAAAATAAAATAAAATAATAAATAGAGAATGAATATTGTTAGTGAATATAGTTATGTTTCAGGAGTATATATTTTCTTAGCAGGTTGTCTTATGTTTACATGGGATTCTTTAGTTGCAAAAGAAAAAAATAAAAAATATATTTCTGGATGCATATTATTTGATATTGGATGTGTTTTTTTTGCAATTGATGCACATAGTAATTAATTTTTATGTATTTAATATATATTTTTTATAGTTTTAAAATATATAATGAGTGTTAATATAAGTGTTTCAAATAATAAAAATAATAATTGTACTACTATTTTAGAAACTATGATGAAATTAAATATTAATTGTAGAGTTATAGAAACAAAATCTATTGTTGATCAAAATATAGAAAATGGTTGTTTAATTACTTTTGATGAAAAATATAATAGTAAAAAAAATGTTAATTATTTATGGAATAATATCAAAAAAGACTATGAATGTGCTCATTTAAAAATTGATGGATTATTTGATGGATGTATTTTAAATTATATTAATGCTAATTTTTGTTTCGGAAAATAATAATTTTTTTTATTTAAATGTTAAAAAAATTATATTTAATGTTGAATTAATTTAAATTATTTTATTATAATTGTTATTTATATTGTTTTTTTAATAATTTAATATCTTTATAAAATCATAAACTTTAGTGTTCCAACTACAATTATTTGCAACATATTTATATTGATTATTTAAAAAATTAATATTATTATTATTGTAATAACCATTAACTAAGTTAATAGTTGTTTTAATAAAATTTTGCAAATAACTAGAATTAATATTTTCAATTGTAATAGGATTCATTACAGCTTTTTCTACATCGTAGTCAAAATCCAAAACATTTTCAATTAAAGGATCAAATAATTTAGAAAATCCATTAGAAGTTTCTCTCAATGCTCCTAAATCAGATGTAATAATATTACATTTATGTGACATAGCTTCAATAATAGAAGTGCAACATGTTTCAGGATATGTATTAGGATAAAAAAATATCATACATTCTTTCATGTGTTTAAAAAGAATATTTTGAGGAACAGATCCATAAAATTCAATATTAGAATTATTAATAAGTAATTTATAAAGATTAATATAATATTTATTATAAATATCATCAAATTTTTCTAAATCATTTAAAGTTAGACATTTATATTCTAAAGAGTTATTGTTATTATATTTTATATTTGAGTTGTTCATAATATCGCGTTTAAAACAAGAGAATACTTTTAATTTAATATCAGGAATAAATTTTTTAATTTCATTAAAAATAAAATATGCAGGTAACAACCCACGATATGGTGAACTAATATAAATAAGTTCTTTTTTTTTGTTATTGATATCAATATTTAAACATTCATCTAATATTTTTTTATCTATACCATTTTGAAATACATATGCTTTATTATAATCTATATTATATTGTTGTATAAATCGATCTCTTTGCCATTTGCTAACAAAAATATATTTATCAATATTATTATTCATATTTGTTTCAACAATTTTATTAAATTCATTTTTAACAAAGTTAATGTTGACATCATGTTGTTGCCATAAAATAAGTTGTATATTTTTATTTTGATTTTTGAAATCAAAAATGATATTATTTATAATACCTTG